AAAGCTGGTGGTAGAGGATTTTTTGGATAATGGTAGCAAAGGTTTACCAAAATCCTAAAGGCGGATTAAATGCTAAAGGTAGAGCATACTTCAAAAGAACTGAAGGTGCTAACCTAAAAGCTCCTGTTAAAAAAGGAATTAATCCAAGAAGAATTAGTTTTGCTGCAAGGTTTGCAGGAATGAAAGGCCCAATGAAAGATTCTAAAGGCAGACCAACAAGAAAAGCCTTAGCATTAAAAGCGTGGGGCTTTGGTAGTGTTGAAGCTGCAAGGAACTTTGCAAATAGACATAAAAAGAAATAAAAATGTCTGTGGCAAAAAAAAGTAAACCTGCTTTATGGGCAAGAGCAAAAGCTCAAGCTAAAGCACAAATGGGAGGGAAACATAGTGCGAGAGCTATGCAACTTGCTGTTAAGATATATAAAAAAGCAGGTGGAGGCTATAGAGGATCTAAGTCAGGATCTAATAAGCTATCCAAATGGAGTAAACAAAAATGGAGAACAAGTAGTGGAAAACCAAGTGAAGGAAAACGAAGATATTTACCTGAGAAGGCTTGGAAGGCTCTTACGGCTAAAGAAAGGTCAGCAACTAACCAGGCTAAAGCACGTGGAAATAAACAAGGAAAACAATTTGTCAAACAACCAAAAAGTATCGCCGCAAAAGTTAAAAGATTTAGAAAGTAAAAACAATGACTAAAAAATGGATTCAAGCTGCTATTAAAAAACCTGGTGCTTTAAGAAAGTCAATGGGAATTAAAAAAGGTGAAAAGATTCCAATGAAAGATTTAAAAAAAGCTGCTAAGAAGAAAGGTAAGATGGGAGCTAGAGCAAGATTAGCAATTACTTTAAAAGGATTTAAAAAATAATGTTTAAAAATTTAATACCAATGGCATTAAAAGCTGGAATTATTAAAAAGGTAAATGAAAAAAAAGTTAAAAAAAAAACTATTAAAACAATAAATCCAATGAGAGTAAAATATTCTACATTTAAACAAAAGTCTATTATTAATAGACAAATAAGTAATTCAAGAAATTTTTTTCAAAACGAGGATAAATAATGGAATACACAATAGACGATACTCCAACAATAGATACTACAGATAAAGCAACTGCTATCTTACAAAAGTATAAAGAAGCTGTATCTGTTAAAGATCATTGGAGAGAAAAATTTGAAGAAGCATATGAATATTGTCTTCCAAATAGAGAATCATTTTATGATGAATCACCAGGACAAAAAAGAACTGATAAGATCTTTGATGAAACAGCAGTAGTAGGTGTTCAAGAATTTGCATCTAGATTACAATCTGGTATTGTTCCAACATTTGCTAGATGGGCAGATTTCCAAGCTGGTGTAGAAATACCTGAAGAACAAAAATCTCAAGTCAATTTACAATTAGATAAAATAACTGAATACGTTTTTGAAGTATTACAAAACTCAAACTTTAACCAAGAATGTCACGAAGCATTTATGGATTTAGCTGTAGGCACAGGATGTATGTTAGTCGAAGAAGGTGATGCAGTAAATCCAATCAAGTTTACTGCTGTACCTCTACCTAAAATCTGTTTACTTAATGGGCCAGATGGTAAAATAGATACTGTCTATAGAACTAGAAAAGTTAAACCAGAACATATTCAAATACTTTATCCTAAAGCAGTAATGCCTCAATATTTTGATCCATTAAGACAAAAAAAAGATTTAACTATTATTGAAGCAGTTTACAGAGTTTATGAAAACAATGTTGAAAAATATAAATATTGCGTTGTATTAGAAAATCCTAAAGCAGTAATCTTTGAAGAATATTATACAGGAGAAGGATCAAATCCTTATTTAGTATTTAGATGGAATAAAGCATCTGGAGAAGTTTATGGTAGAGGCCCAATCTTTAATGCAATGGGTGCTATTAAAACTTGTAACTTAACTATTGAGTTAATATTACAAAATGCACAGATGGCAGTATCTGGAGTTTATACTTATGAAGATGATGGTGTTATCAATCCAGATAATATTGCATTAGTACCAGGATCTTTAATTCCAGTTGCACCAGGATCAAGAGGATTAAGTTCAATTCAATCTGCATCTAATTTTGATGTTGCACAATTAGTATTAAATGATATGCGACAAAATATTAAAAAAGCTCTTTATATGGAAACTCTTGGAAGACCAGAAGGTACACCAATGACAGCAACAGAAGTTTCTGAAAGAATGGCAGATCTATCTAGACAAATTGGATCTTCATTTGGAAGATTACAATCTGAGTTTATTCATCCATTATTAAAAAGAATTATTAGAATATTATCTAAACAAGGTAGAATAGAATTACCTAAAGTTAATGGTAGAGAAGTTAAGATAGCTGCAAGATCTCCATTAGCTAAAGCACAACATATGCAAGACATTGCAGATGTAAATAGATTCAATGAAATTATAGCAGGTACTTTTGGTCCACAAATGGTTAATGTAATTATTAATCAAAATGAAACTGCAAAGTATTTAGCTAGTAAAATGAATTTGCCAGAAAAACTTATTCGTGATGAAGAAGAACAAAGGCAAATAGTACAACAGATAAGTCAATTACAAAATCAACCGAGAGAAGGAGAGATACCTCAATAATGAGCTGGGATGGGTTAAAAAATAAAAAACCAATTCCTGCAAAATCTATAGATGGTTACGTAAGATCTGACGAAGATGAACGTAATCTGAATAAAGCATTTGCAGGTTTATTCAAGGGCGATCAAGGCAAGAAAGTTCTTGAGTATATTAGATCTATTACAACTGAAGCTGTTGCTGGGCCAAATATAGACAGCAACCAATTATTTCATTTAGAAGGAATGAGATTCTTAGCAGGTGTAATTCAAACACGTATAAAAAAAGGAGAACAAGATGGTAGATGATAATGCTACAAATCAAGCACCAGTCACCACAGATTCGAAAGAGCAAACTGTTGTGTCTAAACCAGAATATGTACAAGACAAATTTTGGGATGTTGATAGAAAAGAAGTTAATTTAGAAAATTTAGCTTCTAGTTATAATGCTCTTGAAAAAAAACTAGGTTCAAGAACAGAAGACTTGTCTAAACAAATTAGACAAGATATGGAACTTGAAAGATTAAAAAATGCTCCTGAAGCATATAAAGTTAATCTTCCAGAACTTCCAGAGAATGTAGATGTATCTGTATCTGATGATATGGAGATTGTACAATGGTGGAAAGAAACTGCTAAAAAAAATGGTTTATCACAAGATCAGTTTGATGAAGGTGTAAATATGTTCATCAATAATGCTGTATCTGCTTTGCCAGATATAAATGCAGAAATGCAAAATCTTGGTGATAACGCTAAAGAAAGAATAGAAGCTGCTGAGTTATGGTCTAAAAAAAACCTATCTCCTAGTGCTTATAGTACTTTCTCAAGTATAGCTGCTACAGCAGATGGAGTTAAGGCTATTGAAGAAATAATGAAGTTAACTAAAGATAGTCCTATTCCAACAACACCAACTCAAGTGTCTGTTACGCCAGACTTGCAAGATTTAAAATCTATGATGAATGATCCAAGATACTTTGATTCAAATCAAAGAGATCCTTCATATGTCAAACGAGTAACGGAGCTTTATGAGAAAGCGTACAATAAAGCGAAACAAGGTTAAAAAACCTTTTCGTTTTAAAAAGCTTAAAACAGATCTACATTGGCTAGATGCTGTATCAGATTCTGGATGGTTATCTGAAGAAGATATGGATAATCAAAAACCTGCTGATGCAATATGTAGCCAAATGTGGATTTATAAAGAAGACGATAAATCAATTACATTATTTGGCACTTATTCATATGATGATAAAGGTAAGTTAGAATTTGGTGAAGTTATAACTATACCTAAAATATGGATTTAATGTGCGTTGTTTAGTATCATAAACAAATCTATTTTTGCAGCAAGACCTTAAAAATGTTCAATGATTGCCCTTAATTGGATAACAATCCTCTGCATTTGTAAGACAATCGGATAACGTAAACTTAACAACAACAATAAAAAAGGAGCTAATAAATGGCTACATCAATAACAAATGCCTTTATAACTCAATTCGAAGCTGAAGTTCATATGGCTTACCAAAGAATGGGAAGCAAACTAAAAAATTTAGTTAGAAATGTGAACGGAGTAAACGGATCTACTGTTAAGTTTCAGAAAGTTGCACAAGGTTCTGCAAACACTAAAGCAAGACACGCTGAAGTAGTTGCAATGGATCTTTCACACAGCAATGTGTCAGCAACTTTAACTGATTACTATGCAGCAGATTACGTTGACAAGTTAGACGAGTTAAAGGTAAACATTGACGAAAGACAAGTAGTTGCACAATCAGCAGCTTATGCACTTGGTAGAAAAACTGACGAAGTGATAAGAGATGTGATGGATGCAGGTACTGCTTTCGCAAATAACGTAAACTCAGACGCATCAACAGCTATGTCTTTAGTGAAAGCTAAAAATATGATGGAAACATTCAATGGTAATGACGTTCCAGATGATGGTCAAAGATACTGGGTAGTAGGGCCTAAACAATGGTCTGATCTATTAGGTATTGATCAGTTTACAAGACTAGAGTACGTAGGACAAGATGAACTTCCATTCAAAGGTGGTATGACTGCTAAAAGATGGTTAGGATTCTTATGGTTCGTACACTCTGGTTTATCTAAACCATCAAGCGATAGATACACACTAGCTTTCCACAAATCATCTGTGGGATTAGGTGTTGGATCTGACGTTAAAACTGAAGTGAACTACATTCCAGAAAAAGTATCACACTTAATTACATCTATGTTATCATTAGGTGCAGTTGAGATTGACTCTAATGGATTAAGAGTTCAGAAATGTGCGGAGTAATAGGAGGATAATATGGCATACGCAACAGACAACCCAATCAAAAAGATTGCTGAAGCTGGTGGTAACAGTATTTTCTTCTATATAGACGGAGATGCAATTGGAACTATTAGTGGTTCTGGTTACTTCAACTCAGCATATAATCAATTAAAACAAGGTGACATTATTATTGTTACTTCTGGAGTTGGTGGAACAATAGCAGCAGACGTGCTATCTGTAACATCTGCATCTGGAGCAGCAACAGTAACTACTGTAGCTTTGGCTTAATAATATATATTTTTGGGGGCGAGGAAACTCGCCCTCAATTTAATAAAGGATTTTAATGGCAACAAGTAAAGTAGATATATGTGCAAGAGCTTTAGTAATGATAGGTGCTCAACCTATATCTTCTTTTTCAGATGGTAGCACTGAAGCTCTCGTTGCATCAAATGTTTATGAAGATATTGTTCAATCTTCTTTAACTAGACATAGATGGAAATTTGCTACTAACCAAAAACAATTATCATTATTAGCATCAGCACCAGAAGGTAGATATGATTATGCTTATCAATTACCTGCTGATCCTGGAGTATTACAAATTATTACAGTAACAGTTAATGACTATGTTATTCCATATACAAGATACAAAGATAAAATTTATGTAAATACTTATGGTGGAAACAATACTTTAATATTAGATTATATTTACAGAGTAGAAGAAGATTACTTTCCAGCTCATTTTAGATTAGCTTTAGAATATGAACTTGCATCTATCTTTGCAGGATCTGTTGCTAGAGATGCTGGTATGATTAGAGAATTTAAAATGTTATCTGATAGACAATTTTTAATATCTAAAAATATTGATACATCAGAAGTAACTACTAGAAAACTTGATACTTCAAGATTTATTAACTTAAGAAACTCTACAAGAACTGATGTCTAATGGCAAGAACACTAAAAACTGTATTAACAAACTTTTCTTCTGGAGAACTTAATCCATTATTATCTAACAGAATAGATACACCTGCTTATGCTAATGGTGCTAAACAATGTAGAAATTTTGCTTTATTAGCAGAAGGTGGAGTAATGAGAAGACCAGGTACTTCTTATCTTGCAACATTACCTGCTGAATCTAGATTAATTCCATTTGTATTTTCTGATGATGAAATAGCTATTATAGTATTATCAAATAATAGAATGGATGTTTACAATATTAGCGGTACAGCAATAGTATCTAATTATACTACAAACTGTAATTGGACTACAGCTCAATTATTTGAATTAAACTTTGCACAATTTGGAGATACAATATTTGTAACTCATAGAGATAATCCTATGATTAAAATATTTAGATCTTCAGCTTCAACTTTTACAGTTAGTTTATATGAGTTTCAAATTAATGAAGATATTGTTGTTTCTGGAGCATATAAAACAGATGCACCATTTTATAAATATGAAGATGGTTCAACAACATTAACACTATCTACTAGTGCAACAGGAACAGGAAGAACAATAACTGCAAGTACAGGATTTTTTACATCTGCTTATGTAGGACATTATTTATTAGTAGATGGATCTCAAATTAAAATAACAGGATATACATCTCCAACAGAAGTAGCAGGTACAATTATTGAAACTGTTGCTGGTGGAACTGGGCCTCATTATGATTGGAAAGAAGAAGCAATATCTACTCCAAGAGGTTATCCTCAAGCAGTAACATTTCATAATAATAGATTATGGTTTGGTGGTCTTAAATCTAGACCTGCTGGAATTTTAGCATCAAGAATATCTGAATATTATAATTTTGATGTTGGAGCTGGTGATCCAGACGAAGCAATAGATTTAGATATTGCAGGTTCAGAAGTTAATGAAGTTAGACATATGTTATCTGGTAAAGATCTACAAGTATTTACAGATGGTGGAGAATATTACATTCCTAGAGCAACTGATAATACTATTACACCTGCTAACGTATCTGTATTAAGACAAACACCTTATGGTATTAGTAGAACAGCACCTGTAATGTTTGATCAAGCAGCAGGGTTTGTTCAAAAGAATGGTAAAGCTGTTAGAGAATTTATTTATTCTGATATTGAAGATGGATATAAATCTACATCAGTATCAATACTTGCACAGCATTTAATTGATAACCCAAAACAAATTGCAGTTATTAAAGGTAACTTTACTAGACCAGAACAATATGCTTTTTTCTTAAATAATGGTTCTACATTACCAGGAACATTTGCAGTGTTTCATTCTGTTAGAGATGAAAAAATTGCAGGTTGGAGTTTATGGTCAACAAGAAATGATGATTACTTTCAATCTATAATTGCTCTTAATGAATACCTTGTGTGTATTGTTAAAAGACAATTAAACGGATCTACAGTTTATACATTGGAATTATTTGCTGATGATGATAGTAATACATTAGATATGAAAACTACTTCTACTGTTAATCAAAAAGGTACACCTTTAGTTCAAGGTGGTAGCCAAACAGGTTCAGTATTAAAAGTAGATGGATTAACATCTGATCCACAAATTAATGAAACATTTACTATAGCTGGTGATTCTACTGAATATATTATACAAGCAGTAACTAATAATGGTGGAGGATCTTATGACCTTAACCTTAATACTGCTTTAGCAGTTACACCTGCGGACAATGCAGTAATTACTTTAGTAAAAGGATTTTTACATAATGTTAATGCAATTTATACTAATGAATCTATTAATGCTGTAGAGGGCAACAGTTCTCTTGGTGCGTTTACTGTATCTGCTACTAACACTATTACTTTAAATACTCCCAGAGCTTCTGGAGTAAAAATTGGATTTAATTATATACCGATTATAGAAACTATGCCTATTGATAAAGAATTAGCCGAAGGGCCATTAACAGGATTACCTAGAAGAATCTCAAGAGCCATCATTGATCTTAACTCTGCATTAGATTTAACTGTCAAAGCTGCTGATACAACCGCAAAATCATTAGTAGTACAGCAAGTTAATTTTACTGGTGGTTCTGACCTAACACCTATTACATCTAAAAAAGAATTTTTCTTTTTAGGATATGACAAAAGTCCAACAGTAACTTTATCGCAAGATGATCCATTACCAATTAAAATATTAGGTATGTCAGTGGAGGTAGTATTCGCATAATGAGTGCAGATCCAGTAACATTAGCAGTAATTAGTTTTGGAGTACAAGCTGTAGGTACATATCAGCAAGTACAATATCAAAAAGCTGTGACAAAAGCTCAGTTACAAGAATATGAAACTGAACGTAAAGTTAATCAATTAAAAGGATTACAAGATGCTAATGATGTAATCGAAGCTGCTGAAAAAAAGAAAAAAATTAATAGAGCTATTGTATCAGGTTCTGGTTATTCTGATGATAGTAGAAGTTTTTTAGCTGTTCAAGGTGAAATAGATAGAATAGCTACAAAAGATGTTGGTACTATAAAATTAAATGCTGCTAGATCTGAATCTAAATTACAATCT